ATGAAGGAAATACAACTAAAGATCCTTTAGGTAATATCTCTTTACATTTAACAATATTAGCTTTTTTATCAGGATCTAAATTTCTAAAATCAAATTCTAATTCACCACCTTTATAATCTTTTGGATCAGATAAAGTAACGGTTACAGATAATTTTCTAATTTTTCCATTTGTTGGATCTTGTGGATTTTGTGTTTGATAAGGTTTGTCCCAACTATCACAATGCCAATCATAATATTGTCCTTTTTTATATTTTGTAAATTGACAAGACTCTGACCAATCCCAATTAAAATTCCAACCTGCACTTTGATTTGCTTGATGCACATAAGGTTGTATTTCTTTATACACCCATCTATCATTCATCCAAACAATATCTGAATTTCTTTTCTTTTTTAAATCGGTAACTTCTTTTGAATTTAATTTCTTTTTTCCAAAACCACCAGTGACTGCCATTTGATCTTGCATTTGATGACCATACTTTACAATGTCATCACAAATTCTTTCAGGGATAGCTGATTGAAAATACCAATAATAGTTTGTTAAGTTCATATTTCTTTATGAACATCTTGTATCATTTTTTAAGAGATAGTCAAGGTTTAGGAAATTATCCAATAATTAATTGACCTGATACTGTAAATGTAGCTACACCACATCCTCCAGGTGTTGTTGTAATTGCATTTGCACCAGGAGAGACAGATACTGCAGGGACCTTAGCTGAAGGAAATCTAACTACAACAACTCCTGATCCTCCTGCACCACCTGGAAGAGGTGCAGATGTACCACCGCCACCTCCACCACCTCTATTAATAGTTCCAGCTGATCCAGGAGTTGATGGAATACTTCCACCCGCTCCACCTGTTCCGCAAGGACTTCCAGCTCCGCCTGGTTGAAGGTAACTACCACCACCTCCTCCACCAGCGTATGATACAGCTGAACCTGTGATAGAATTTGGAGAACCCGCACCACCTCTACCTCCTGTTGAACTACACGATCCACAAGGAGCAGCTACACCTGCTTCTGAAGCTCCACCACCTCCAGAGCCTCCAAAATTACTTCCGCCAGCTGATGGTATACCTGCTCCAGGATTTCCTTGAGGAGGGCTTGTAGGTGGACTATTACCTGTTCCACCAAATGATCCTCTGTGACCTGTTCCTCCACCAGAACCTCCAGCAGAAAAACAAGCGTTTGATTGTGAATTTAAACCACCTTTACCACCACCAGCAGATGTAATACATTCAAATATTGAAGGATTACCTGCACCTACACCTGGTCCAGAAGAACTTGTCGCTCCACCTCCACCAACTGTTATTGAATATGATCCACAACCTAATTCTATTTTTGTACCACCTGGAAAAGATGTTCTATATCCTCCAGCTCCACCACCACCACCAACATCACCAAAACCTCCACCACCACCTGCGACTACTAAATAATCAAAAGAAACAGGACCAAAACCTGGTTTAGGCCACGTTCCTTGTTGCTTGGCTGCTAATTGAGATTGTAAGCTCCATACACCACTTGCTTTGTTTAATTCTTTTACGATAACTATTCCTGATCCGCCTGCTCCACCAACTCCAGGTCCTCCTGTTTGTCCTCCACCTCCGCCGCCACTACCTGTATTAGTAGTTCCTGCGGTTGCAGCTCCATTATCTCCACCTGTTCCACCACCACCTGATCCTCCTGCTGCTCCAGTTGGATTAGATCTATTTGCACCACCACCTCCACCACCAGCGTAAACTCCTGAATTAGGTATTGGTGATGTAAATAAAGAACTTACGTCTGTTCCAGCACCTCCAGTGCCAGCCGAAGTTGGTTGACCATCTTGCCCAACAGTAGAAGATCCTCCACCACCTCCAGAACTTCTACATCCTAAAATTTTTCCTATACCACCTGGATTACCTTGCGGTGGACTAACTGGCGGAGTATTTCCTACTCCACCTATTTTATCAGGGCTTCCACCACCACCTCCACCTCCTGATCCTCCAGCAATTCCTGGATCTGAATAAGTTCCTCCAGCGCCACCACCTGCACTTGTAATTGTTGAAAATGTTGAAGAAGATCCTTGTGATCCTGGAGCTGGAGAACTTGGAAAAGAAGCTCCACCTGCTCCTCCACTACCTACTGTAATTGAATATGATGTTGCTCCACAAACTGAAAATGATGCACCAGTACGAAGTCCACCAGCCCCGCCACCACCAGAAGATTCTCCACCACCTCCACCGCCACCAGCTACAACAACTGTATTAACAAGTCTAGTTCCTGGTTGTGTAGTGACTGAGCAAGATGATGTAAAAACGGTTTGAGTACACTTCCCGAAAGAAGCTTTATTTGTTTTACCGATTATACCGCCATTGGTTCTGGCCATTTGAGTCTCCTATGCGGACACCCAAGCTGTGCCGTTCCAATCGTATACTGTTGGTGTTTCCGCAGTGTCGTTTGATTTAGTTGCTTCCCAACCTTTTGTATTATCTGCTTGATACTTTGTATCATTCCATCTGATAATATATCTCCAAACAGAAGGATCTGCTCCATCATCTGTAATTGTTGGATAAGCAATAGGTGCTTGCCAATCATCACTTGCATCAAGTGACCAAGATGCATAAGGTTGTGGACTTAAAAATTTATCTTTTGAATAGTCGTATGTATAACCAATACCACAGTATTGTTTTCTGAAATTTGAATTGTAAGAAGTTTGTTTCCAAGTGCCACCTTTAAAAAAGTTAGTGCACCAAGTTTCTCCATCAGCGTGCATATCATTTGCACCTAATGGTCCAGCTGCTGTATTAATATCATTACCTACAACAACGACTCTTTCAACAACCCATAATTCATTTGAGGTATGACCTGTTGGGTCTACTTTTCTTTTTATTTCTGCAAAATGTGCCATATTTTTTTACTCCTAAAGTTATATTTATATTTTAAAATTAACTCACTGTCAACGTTCCAGTTACAGTAAATGTAGCTACTTTATCGTTAGCAGGTCCTACACAAGTAGTTACTGTATTTGTACCTGGTGCTGCTGCAATACAAGCTGCACTTGGGAATCTAACTACTACGATACCAGATCCACCTGTACCGCCCGGTGTTCCTGCTTTACAAGAACCACCTCCAGCACCACCACCAGTATTTACTGTTCCGTTTCCTCCACAAGTTCCTCCTGGACCACCATTACCTCCAGCTCCACCACCACCAGCTCCACCAGAACCACCTGTTGCAGTTCCACCATTAGCACCACCACCGCCACCACCTGCGTATGTTGTTGCACATCCTGTAATTGAATTAGGATTTCCAGCTCCACCAGCACCACCTGGTTGAGGATTACCGTTTGAACCTGCTGCGTTTGCACCTCCACCACCAGCACCACCAGCACCACCTGCTGGTTGATTTCCTCCATCATTTCCTTGCGGTGGACTTACGGGTGGTGTATTACCTGAACCACCACATCCAGATGATCTTGCTCCACCACCAGATCCTCCATTTACTCCAGGTGTATTACCATTAGATCCACCTCCTCCACCACCAGCAGATGAAATTCCAAAAAATGAACTACTAGTTCCAGATGCTCCTTTACAAGAAGAACATTTTGGAACACCACTTCCACCAGATCCTATAGTAACTGAATATGAACCAGGTGCTAAACTTAAACTTGATACTGAACAACATCCATAAGAAGTTCTATAACCACCAGCACCACCTCCACCACCTCCGTCTCCACCACCACCTCCACCACCTGCTACAATTAAATAATCTGCACTAAATGCAGATCCTGAATCTAAAACTGATAAACATCCTGATGCTGTAAATTTTATAATATTTTCTCCAACAACTTCTGCAGCACATCCTGGACTTCCTCCTAAAATAACACCGCAACTTGTTGGTGCTCTAACGACCACGATACCTGAACCGCCTGAACCTGCAGCATTATTACCGCCACCACCTCCACCACCACCAGTGTTTACTGTTGCATTTTGACTTGGACTAGGAGGACTACAGTTATTTCCATCTCCACCACCACCTGCACCTCCAGAAGCAAAAGTACAAGGCCCTCCAGGGCAACTTGCACCACCACCTCCTCCAGCTACTGTTGTAGCTGATCCTGTAATATCATTAGGTACTCCAGTACCTCCAGCACCTCCAGCTCTACTAGGTTGACCTGCTGTTCCTACTGCACCTGCTCCACCACCGCCACCACCAGCGTAACATACAGGACCTGCATTACCACCATTGTTTCCTTGTGGTGGATTGACAGGGGGTGTATTACCTGAACCTCCAGGGGTTTTCCAACCTCCATTACCACCACCTCCAGAACCACCTGGTCCTCCGTGACCAGGAGCACAATTAGAACCACCTACTCCACCACCACCGCCACCAGTAGCTGTTATAGAACCAAAAATAGAATCATTTCCTTTACCTGAACAATTTGAACCAAAAGAACCTGGAGAGTAAGATGGATGATAACCAGCTGCTCCTGCTCCAATTGTAATTGAATAACTTCCTAAACTTAATTCTTGTGTTGTTCCTTGTAAAGGTGCTGGTCCATAACCTGATGCACGATAACCTCCTGCACCACCACCGCCACCTACTCCACCTGAACCTGCTCCAGCTCCACCACCAGCCACGACTAAGTAATCTAAATCTACTGTTCTTTTAACCCACGTTCCTTCTTCTAAAGCTTCTAATTGTTCAGCAAGAGACCACATTCCTGAAGCTTTATTTAATTCTTTTACAATGACGATTCCTGAACCGCCTGCTCCGCCTGTTCCATTTGGTGATGTATTATTTGCTCCACCACCTCCTCCACCACCACCAGTATTAGCTGTTCCAGATTGTGCAGTTGGAAGACCAGAACCATTTCCTCCACCACCAGATCCACCTGTTCCTGCAGCGCAATTAGGTGCTCCACAAGCTGTCCAAAGTCCCCCACCACCTCCACCAGCGTAAGTACTACAAGATAGAGGGGATGTACTACTTCCATTACCACCATTTCCACCTCCACTAGGTGTTCCAGTTGCTCCAGTTGCTCCTGCTCCACCACCACCTCCACCAGCGTAAGCGGGTCCTCCTGCTCCACCTCCTCCTCCAGCATTTCCTTCTGGGGGATCATAATTTCCAGCATTACCTGTACAAGCTTGAGCGGGAGGTGAATTATAAAAACCTCCGCCACCCCCTGAACCACCTGGTAGTCCTGCTGTTGAAGAGTTTCCTGCTCCACCTCCTCCTCCTGAAGAAGATACACAACCGATTGATGAATTAACACCATTAGATCCTGGATTATTTCCTGGAGCTCCTGTAGCTCCACCAGCTCCTACAACAACTGGAACAGTTCCAGAAATATTTATTTCTACACATCTATAACCTCCACCACCACCGCCACCCATACCACCAGCATTAAATGCAGCTGTACCACCTCCACCACCTCCAGCAACTATAAGAGATTGAACAACTCTAGTTCCTGGTTGAAGAGTTAAACATCCCGTAGATGTTTTTGTGGTAATTGTGTTCTTACCAAATGATGTTAGGTTGGGAGGTCCTATTATTCCGCCATTAGCCATAGCTGGTTATCCTCCTTATGCGTCGTCTAATACTTCATATGAAATAAATAAATCTAAATCAGATGCAGCACTAGCTCCACCTTTTAGTATGTCGCCTTCTCTTAAAT